TCAAATGTGGCCGTCAGAAAGGCTGCGAAAGATAAATGGCTAAAATATGTTAATCAGTACGAATTGGAAGATATCGCTAGTAATGAATTAGTTGTCAATACCTATTCTGCTGCTCTGGCAACAAAGTTCACCAACGAGATTATTGCGGAGGCTAGCGAACAGGGATTCTGGTTTCAAGAAGAATCCAATAATGCTACCGATCGTAGGGAGACCAGAAAATCTATATTTTCTGCTGCCAAATCTAAGTTGAGCAAAACACAGGTTTCGGGCATATATGGGAAGGAGGTTGTATGATGTTCTTTTCTTAGAGTTCCCAAGATTCATTGCGTGTCCCCTAGGCTTGGCTTGGGTGTGACTGCGAAGATGACAGAGAGCGATGAGAAGGGACGTCATGGGGGTTATATAGTTCCGAATATTCCTTATGAATGGCCGGCGGTTTATAGTAATTGTACGCATAACGAGATGCTTGGGCTTGAGAAGAGAGCTCTATCACCAAAGAAGTGTTACTACGAAGATAAGGATATAAAATTCCATAAGCATATGAAACGTAGTAATGCTGAGTTGATTGGACATATATCTAGGAAGGTTAATGTCATGACTAAAGATCAACTTCTCGGTTGTTATAGCGGTGCCAAGAAGGCTCGCTATATGGAGGCTTTGGCTAGGGTTAGTGAAGAGGGCTTGTCCAAGCTAGATTTCAGAAATGAATCGTTTGTTAAGGCTGAAAGGGTTTTCTTGTCAGAAAAACCTGATTTTCAATGGTATCCACGGATGGTTTACCACCGTAGTTATGGTGCTATTGGAGAGTTGCTTAGATTTGTTAAACCGATTGAACACAGAACGTTCAAAGCTAGGAAGACGTTGAATGGATTTGGGGTTGGAGAGAGGTACTTTGCGAAGGGTAGGAATGGATCACAGCGAGCTAAAGACATTGATGTTATCATGTCGCAGTTTGCAAATCCTGTGGTAATAATGGCGGATTGTGCATCGTTTGAGAAGCATGTTGGTAGAGAGATGAAAATTTTTGAGAATACATTCTTTACCTCATTCTTCAGTAATAAAGATGCCAGTTATTTGTCATGGATGTTATCACATTGTATTGACTCATATGGTGTAACAGCCAATGGAATAAAATGGTCAGTAGATGGATTGAGGACTAGTGGTGATGCTTATACGGGTTTGGGCAATTCGTATTTGTCACTGCTTATGGTCTATTCTTATCATCAACGGCATGTTAGGGGATCTAAAATGCACGTTTATATTGATGGAGATGATTGTCTAATATTTGTAGAGAAGGATGATTTGGAAAAGATTAAAATTGGGATAGTTGAACATTTTGCGAAATGCGGCTTTGACTTAGGATTGGATGGCATAACA